TGTGCCATCTGAAATAGCAAATATAGTTTCTATATAAGCCTTTGCAGCCTCAATTGTTACGCCCCATTTACCAGCAAGAGTTGCAATATCTTTGCTATCAATCTTGGCATCAGCCAAGGCCATAAGAATATCCTTGTATCTTTCAGATAAAGTATTTCTTATTGACTGTAATAGAATATTTTCTTTTAGATTCTTAAGTCTTTCTATTTCTGCTTGATTATCTTTTTGCTTAATCAATAGTAATTCTGCTGCTCTAAAATTAATTGCTTCTTGTTCTGCTGCTTCACGAGTGCTTGTAGGAACAACGCCTCCAATGCTTGCCTTGCCAGTACCTGGCTTAGCATTTAACTTAGCAAGTCTCTTTAGAACATCTTCTCTAAGTTTTTCTGCCTTGGCAGTTTTGGCTGCTGCTACTGCTTCTTTTGCAGCCTGTATTGCTGCCTTTGCTCTTGCATCTGCTAATAGTTTTGCTTTTGCTGCAGCATTATTTGCTTTCTTGATTGTTTCTGCAAACGGTCCATTAGCAGTAACTTTGCTTGCATCGTTTAATCTTTCAACTGCTTTTGCTGAGGCAGTAACACTTTTTTCCCATGGCCATGCATCAATGCCAAATAAATCTTTAAGACCATTGCTTGCAGCAATTCCTGCTGTACCTAAAAGAATAAATCCTCCAGCAAGACTTCCAACTACTTTTGCAAGTCTTTCAAATATTTTGTATAAACCAGCAAATTCTTTACTATCTGTTTTACTGGTAAACTTAAGGAAGACTCTTGTAAAAATCTCTCCTAGTTTTTTAAATGCTCCTGCTAGGCCTCCACCAGTTGATTCAAGTGTCTTTAGTATTCCTGAAAGTGGACGAGCAACATAATTGATTAATTTAAATGCTTTGCCAAGAGCAAACATGCTAAATGCAAGTTTGATTACCCACTCATTTTTATTGTAGAAACTTGCTAAATCTCCAAATGTTTTTATTAAAGAAAGCCCAACATCAACTAAATTTTTTATTCCTTCTCTTAGTTCTCCACCATTTGCTTTTATCCATGCCTCAACTGCTGGAAGAATCTCTTTCTCAATAATATCAACAAATTCTCTAACAACTGGTAAAAGTTCTGTTCCAAGTGTTTCAAGAACTTCTCCATATTGTAATTTTAACTTTGTTAATGGATCAAGATCTGCAAGTGCTTCTGCTGATCCTCCATATGCAGCCTCTAAAAGTAGAAAGACTTCTTCAGCCTTCATTCCCTGACTAATAAGTCCAGATAGTTCTGGTGATAATTTCTTTAATGAAGTGACATTGCCCTGCTGTGCTCTTGTAACTGCTGTTGTTACACTAGCCAAATCTGTCCCAGTTGCTGCTGCAACATCAAGAGCGATTGTTTGTAATTTTTGTGCTTGAGTTAAATCTCCAGTTGCAATGTATAGTGTTGCAAGGCTGGCTCTTAACTGTTCGTCTGCCACATTCACACGGAACATGGTTCTTTTTATATAATCTTCTGCTGAGTCAATTGCTTGTTGAGTAGCACCAGTGGTATTTCTCATTGCATTTGCAAGCACCAGTTGTGACTTTGAGTCCTCAATTGCTGCTTCTACAGCATCTTTACCAATTTTAACTGATAGAGCAGCAGTTGCTACTATTGCTAATTTAAAAGACTTTGCTGCCTTCTTACCAAAAGCATCAATTTGCTTACCAAGTTTGGCAATATCTTTTTGAGCCTGCTTACTACCTTTATCAGAATACTGAGTGAGAATTCTGGCAACTACTGCACCTGTTGACATGTTATGCTCTCTCCTTATTTAGATTCTTTTTAAGTGTTGCTTTAGCATCTTCAAGTGCCCTGGCAACATTTGCTTCAATTTTATCTTTGTCTCTATCAACAATCTTCCAGATCAAGCGTGAAGCCTGACTCTCTTTCTTTTCTAAGTTGCTAATAAATTTATTCTTGCCAGCAGACTTATTTGATCTACCAGCCAATTCATATATTACACCTGTTGCTGAACGGTTAACTAATGCTCCAGCAGAGGTTGTATAATCCTTGCGAACTCTGCGTTCAGCCTTTGATGCTGTAATTCCTGATTTAATTATGCTTTGATCCCATGCAGGCCATCCTGCACCACCACGAGAACGAGGCTTAGCAGGTGCCGTAGTACTCCAGCCACTTAACGGTGGAGTACTACTGACAAGTGCCTGTGCATCTTTTTTAGCAGTACCAAGTTCATTATTGATAACCTTGTTAAAATTACGCACAGCCTGCTTGTCAAATGACTCTAGTGCCTTTAGTGTTTCCTTTACTCCAGTCAACACTATTGCATTTTGCGCCATTAGCCACCTACATCCTTGTTTTTTTGTTTTAGATAAATAACGATTGATTCAAGAACTCCATCTGGAGCATCAATCAAATCATTAGGAGATATCCCTGTCTCCACAGATAACATTGCTACCGTATAGGTTAGGCTGTCTCTGTGGATTCTAAATTTGGGTCTACGACTAATTCCACACTTTCTAAAGTGTCAAGAAAGCCATCGCCCCAAGGTTTTACAACTTTTCCACTGTCCTTCAATGCACTCCATGCAAGGAAGTAGATATGTTCTAGTTTTTGATCTTCGCTAAGCAATTTAGCAAATCCTTTGCCAAACTTCTGCTCAAACGAGACTATTGATCTTGGTCGTAGAGAGTATGTACCCTCTGTTCCATCACTAGTCTTTACCTTTATTTGTAGTCCGTCCATTTATTTTCGCCCCTTCTAAGGTGTTATGAATTTATTAATTGGCCCTGATATAGGCCATGTTACACCTACAGTAGCAAGTTGTCCAACAGCACCATTTACTGGTTGCCATTCTGAAATTACTGCATTAAAGGTGTATTTTGGATTGTTTGCACTTACAACAGTATCAATAGGACGAATTTCAATTGGAATTGCTGTACCAACATTTGAGTTGGCAAGCGAAGTTCCATTGATAATTTCTTCAAGTCCATTATCTGCATAGTTCTGATAAAATTCAAAACTTACTTGATTCTGGCCAAGTCCTGCTATTACTGTCTTGTATACATCGTTCATTTGTGTAGTCTCAATAAGGTCATGACTCGTTGAAAGAGAAACTGATGAGACATAATCGCTTATATCGTACAGTCCATTCAAAAGAACATATGCATTAGTTAAGACTATTTTTGACATATTAAGGTGTTACATCCTGAACGATTGGTCCTGTGATTGGCCATGTAACTGATGCAGTGGCTAGTTCGCCTACAGCACCATTTAGTGGTGTCCATTCTGAAACAATTGCGTTGAATTGGTATTCTGGATTTGTAGCAGAGATTGCACCATTTACTGGCTGAATCTTAATTGCTACTTCTGTACCCAATAGTGGGTAAATTGTTGAGTTTACTGATCCCGCTGCAAAATCCTGGTGGAACTCAAGTGTTACTGAGTTATCAACAAGTCCTGCAATACGAGTCTTTGCTGCTGCTGGAACATTTCCACCCTTGAATGCAGTTGTTTCCAAAACATCATATGTGCTTCCAAGCGTTACTGATGCGATGTGGTCTGCGAGGCTTACTGCTCCAATTTGTACTTCAACATTGGTTAGTACTAATCTGGCCATTGTTATTTATCTCCTTGTTCGTTATTTACTGAGTTAAAAACAGAAACTTTTGGTTCCTGCTGTGTTGCTTGTGGTACTGCTGGTGTTGCTTTTACTGCATTTGCGGATACAATATGACCTGCTGCAAGAAGATGTTCAACACTTCCACCTGCACTAAGTATATCATCTTTGGTAAGTTTCTCATCTTTTACCTTACCGCAAACTGTTGTGTTTGAGATTACTGTATATTCCATTGCTTCTCCTTAGCCCCAGATTGTGAGGTTATAGCGATATGATAAGAAAGACTGCTCACCAGATGTATATGTACCACTGTCTGCACTTATAACTCTGAGTGTATCAACAAGGCCACCTAGTGATCTATCTGACTCTAAAGCAGTTTTGATTGAACCATTACCACTTCCAGCCAGGAAATTATCAAGTTTGTCTTGTCCTGTTCTTTCTGATATTCTTTGAACAATCACAAATACATCAACAGATGCTTGGTCTAAGCCACGAGCATTGTCAACATCAAATGTGAAATCTAATTGGCCAACTACGGCACATGGTGGAACAATAACATCTGGAATTAAATCATAAACTCTCAAGTTTGTTATTGTCTGTAGATTTGCTTTTAATGCATCTCTAACTCCAGTAACATTGGTAATTGCCATTAGAATGCCAATCCAAAGTTTCTGCGATATGTCTTTAGAAGCATCTCAACATCTGGATCTAGACGAGAGTTCAAACGAACTGTTCCTAGTTCTACAGATCCTGCAATACCAAATGGAGATTGCTTTCTAACAAATAATCTTGATGCCTGAATCTTGCAGGCTAATTCTACTTCATACGGAATTGAAGACCATCCCCAAACTCCAGTAATCTTAACTGTTTGTGGAAAGAAGTAAGGAAATACATATGTCTGAATTGCTAATAGTCTAGTTACAGGTCTTCCTGTCTCTGGATTATTTACAGGCTCATACATAATGTCTGTATCTAAATTCCAAATTTGAGTAAATGGTCCAGATTGGTTTGCTCTAGATGCTATTTCTGTTGGTTGAATAAGGTCATCTATCTCTAAATACCATGGATTTA